ACCGATCGTGTTGTAGTTGGTGCCGTCGGAAACGATGATTGCCGACTCGGCGGGCTGGAAGCTCAGCGAGAACAACCCGTCGATCGTGATGCTGCCGGGCGGGTCGGCGGAAATCGCTCCGCTGCCGCTGTTGCGCAAGTAAACAAACCAGTTGTTGCCCACCACGGTCGGGTCAGGCAGCGTGAAGGTGCCGCCCGCGCCCGTCCACTTGAACATCTTGGCGCGGTCAGTGACGCCTGCGGTGTAGTTGGTGTTGAATGTGGTGACGGGAACCGACTGGCTCAACAGCGTACCCACAGCCACGATGCCGGTGCCCGCGAGCGAGCTGGCGTTGGCTTCGCTGACCGCTGCGCCGTATTGCAGCGCTTGCCACGTGCCCGCAGCGGTGGTGTTGTTGGTCAGGTAAACCTGCCACAGCTCGCCCGCGCCCAAAGTGACAACCTGCACCCCGGTGACGGTGCGAACCGTAATTGTCTGAGAGCCCCGGTTGTTGAAAAGGATCGTGTTGCCTGTGCTGGTCTTGTTCGCCGCTGGCAAGTAAATGCTCAACCCCGCGCTGGACGCCGTGACGTCCATGATCTTGGTGGCCAAGTTCTGGCTGGTGGAGGTTTCCTCCGGCCAGCTGAGATAAACGCTCGTCGTCAGCGTGAGCGCGCTGTAACTGATCTCGCTCGGGTAGATGTTCGCGCCGCCAAAGACGTCGGTGTAAGTAGTCATTACGCTTCACTCCTGTTGGCGGTGCGATCCATGATGCGCTTGAGGTCTTCGCCGCTGATGGCTTGGGCGGCGCGGTCGTACATCGCTTGCCAAGTTTGAATGCGCTCGTCTTTCTTGAGGAACGGGGTGGCTTCCAGCAGCGTGGCGTAGAGCAACAAGTCGGGTGCGTACTCGGTGAGCCAGTTGGTTTGAAAGTCGTCGCCCAGCAGCGCGGGTTGTTCGTAGTAGAGTATCTCCCACGTCTGCGCGGTGGCGGGTGTGGGGGCGACAATCCAATGTTGGTAGTCGTAGTCGGCGTAGTACTCTGGCGTGCCTGTGGTGGCTTCGTTGGGCCAGTAGTTGCGGATGTACTCGTACGAGCGAGCAAACACCGGCGCGTTGTCCACGGTCATGCTGACAGTGTCGCGCCAGCGATCGGGCTTGCGGTACACGGCCACACCGGGCTGCAGCGGGCTTTGCACAGCGCGAATGAAGCCCTCAATCTTCAGCTCGCGAGCGATGCGCCGCTCGCCGAGCGTGACTAGACGCGGCAGCTGCTCGTAGACGATGGCATCACTTTCCGCAGTGAAGCCGCGCTCAAGATAGCGCCTCACGTCTACCAACAAACTGTCATAGGTCATGCTATAGCTCATACGCGCTCCATCGGTTTTGCCGCTGGTTCAGCATGCACCCGGGTGAGATTATGTCTCGGAAAAGCACTTTAGGGCAATTCATAAAAGTGCGCACTCGGTTTGTCTGCGTTTGACGAGCCCCGGCAAAACTTTGCCGCCGCCGCGCACCCAGAGCATGAGCTGCTCTTTGGCGCCTTCCCAATCCTGGGCGTTGATCTTGCGGCGCAGCGTGGACGTCTGCAGCCGCCCAACACCCAAGTTATAAGCAAAATCGACGATCGCGTTGAATTTGCGCCAGTCACTTTCCCGCAGCGCCAACGCCAACAAACCCGGGCATTGGCGCACCACACCGGGCGCGTAAGTGTTCAAGAGGTCGACTTTGAGCCATTGCTCGGCGGTCTGCCGGGTGATGGGTGGGTCGTCCATCGTGACCTTGCGTCCGTCTGGGCGGAACACCGTGCCGTAGCCTTGGGTCGGGAACCCGGCGGGGCAGACGTACGGGTAGATCAGCCCGTCAGCGCCAACCCGGTGCAAACCCTCGAAGCGGCGGCAGAGCTCTTCCGCGATGTCGAGGTTCATAGGCCGCGCTGCTTGAGAGTGCGGTCGAGGAACCAGTAGTTGATGGTTCCGGAAACCAAGGCCATGAAGTCTGCGGTCATCATGGTCTCGAACACTTCACGGGGCGCTGCGCCTTGGAGCCATGCGTTCCAAGCAAACCACAGGTGGACGAAAGACCACAGCAGGATCACCCAGTAGGTGACCACTGGGCGCACCGAGGCGCTCAGTGATGCCGCCCAACCACCTGCAGCCTTGGCCATCTCAGCCTGCTGATTGATGGCGGCGTTGAAGGCGTCCATGACGCCCACGTCGATGGCGGCGTCGCGCGCCGCGCCTATCTCGGCCAGCTTCTGTTGGCCGCGAATCTGTTCCAGGTCGCACTGGCGTTGGAACATCAACAGCTCGTGTTGCCGCTCGTTCTTCTTGTCGAAGAACTTCAGCACTTCTGGGGCGAGACGAAAAATGCCCCCAAGCAAGGAGCCAAAGATGCCGCCGCTGAGTAGTTCCAACATTACTTGTTCCCTTTCAGAAACTTCTCGCGCTCTTCAAGGAGCTTGACCTTGACTTGAAGGTCGTTTATGTCCTTGTAGATTTGTTCCTTCATTATGGCGCGGCGCTCGGCGCTGATCGGGCTGTCGGTGGGCACGCCTTCCTTGGTGATGAGAGCAGGCATCTGCCCCTCGATCTTGGTCAGACGCTCAGAGAAGGATGCAACCTGCCCCAGCAACCACGCCAGTGCGGCCACCACGATAGGGATGACTGCCTTGAGTACGTCTGACCATGCCATGCTACAGCCCCAGAAGTTTCTTCACGACATCTGCCATCGCGCCGGGGCCGAGCAAGACCGCGCCTAGCGTGATGTACAGCCATATTTCGATGTTTTTCATCCGTTTGCTTCCATCGTCGAGGCGCTTTTCGATCGCCTCGTACCTCTGGGCGCAGACAGCTTCGTGAACCGCCACGCGAACTTCAACTGATTCTTCCATTCTCAAGCCTCTACGGATACTTTGGATGCCGCTAACTCGTTGTTATTCATCAAACATTGTAGTTTTGAGTGTTGGTGCTCGGAAAGGCGCGAGTTACCTGATTACCGCCCCAAATAATACGGACAGCCCCCGTCGCCCCAAGGTAACCAGAGCCGTAGCCGAAGTAGGATGGCAAGCCAGCGACCACGCTACCGTCTTTGCCGTTGTATTGAGACACGTTGTTGTACGTGCCGCCTGCTCCACTCGCGCCTTGGCCATAAATACCTACACCACCACCGTAAGGCCCGAACACGGAGTAGCTCATAGTTGACCCGCCGCCGCCGCCGCCGCCAGCACCGTTTGTGCCATTCGAGGTGTTGTTCCCATTACCGCCGTTGCCAGAATATCCGCCCGCACCACCGCCAGCGGAATAAGCGCCGGTTGAGGAGCCGTTGTCGGTTGCTCCGCTCGAACCACCATTACCGCCGCCATCTCCAGTTCCACCACTGCCTCCAGTGCCGAAAGATGTGCCGAGTCCGGAGTTGCCTCCGAACGCCTTGCAGGTGCTTGAATTTATGAACTGAGAAAATCCACTGGGGCTTGTGGTGGGGTCGAATGTAAACGGTGTTGCAGCTCCGACAATGACCGTGTAAGAACTCCCCGGCGTCACCGAAATGTTGTTTCTATATCTCAATTCCCCGCCGCCACCAGCGTTAGAACCGCCAGCGCCAACACAAACGACAGAAACGCTCGTGATGTTGGCAGGACAAACCCAAGTATAAGTGCCGGGAGAAATGTATTCTTGCTGGCTAGCCGGGATCAAACCTTGAATCGGCCACTTACCCGCCTGTATATACCGCAGTGCAGAGTCCATAGACCAAACGCCCGGCGCAGCCCCGTCCCTACCAGGCCCGCCAGGGGTGACTGCGTTACGAGTTATGATGTTGCCGGGAAATCTCTTCATGCTGTTTCCACCCAGTTGCGAATGTCTTCATTCCAACGATATTTGCGAGTTTGGTCCGGCTTGGGGAAAGGCGGTTCAAACTCACCCGTAGCCTCGTTGAACACCCAAGACGGGTAACCAATGATGGCCCAAATAGCCTTGAGGTCGTTGATTTTCTTCTCTTTTTCTTCCGACGTCATAGGGCGCTTTATGCCGTTTTTAACGAAGTCGCCGTCAATAAAGTAAGGTTTTTGTTCAAACACTTCATAAACGCCGATTTCAATGTCTTGTTTGTCAAAGCGCATGAATTCGGGCGGCAAATTGTTGACATCGATATGAGGAAAAGCCGCGCGAAAGTTGTCACCCATGATAGGGTGTTCGAAAGGCTTTCCGTCTACGATTCTGATGTAAAGTTCCATGTTTTACCTCACGGTGCTGGAGCGTTGTTGGGGAATGTTCTTTGGTCGCCCGGATAGACGATTCGGACGACGCCGTTGCCGCCTCCGCCGGAAACTGATGAAATGTCAGAACCGGCCAAACCGCCGCCGTAACTGGCTCCGCCGAACGCGCCACCGGTGTTGCTCGGGGAACCATTAGTTCCGCCAGAACCGCCGCGTCCGCCCGCAGGCTCAAAGGAACTCGCAGTACTGAAAACACCTCCGGCCCCGCTGGCGCCTTCTCCGTAAATTCCTACGCCGCCACCGCCTCCGGCAAAGCCGCCGCTAAATGACGACCACTTGCCCGCGCCGCCTCCGCCGCCTCCGCCAGAACCAGCGTTGCCGTTGCTGTTTTGAACGCCGCCGCTGCCGCCGGTGCCGGAATAACCACCGGCCCCGCCTCCACCACCTCCGCCGCCAGTCGAGCCGTTGCCACCGTTGCCGCCGCCGTCACCGGTAAAAGTTCCTCCGTTGGTAACATTGCCGCCCCCACCTCTCACGGTTGAAGAGTTGATGAAGAATGAATCTCTAGGGCCGTCTATACCCCCCACTTGAACGGTGTAAGAGTTTCCGGGCACAACGGGAATTGTGTTTTTATAACCCAAACCGCCGCCGCCTTTGCCTTGCGTGATGCTGCTATTCCAGTTGTCTGAAGAACCTACGCAAACGACTGAAACAAAAGTCACATTGGCCGGGCAAACCCAAGAATAAGTGCCCACGCTGGCGTAAACATTTTCGCCGTTAGACCTTGGCCAGATGTTAGCCGCTCTCGCCTGAAGCTGCTGTTCCAAAGTCCAAATCCCGGGCGCGGTGCCGCCTGGCCCCGTACCAACGGGTGGGGTTATAGTCGGCGGCGTAGCCGAAATCAAAGACCCTTGGTAGCGCATTGACATGTCTGAACCTCCGCGCCGACTTAAGAAGAGATGTCTTCGTAAGAGATGGAGAAAGTCAAAGCATTGGCGATGCCAGAGGTGATGGTGATGGATGTGTTTTCTTCAAGGTAGATTGCAGTGGTTTTGTCGACAATCACCAGAGAAGCGTTGCCCGGCACCGAGATTGCCGACGCTGTGGGGAAGGCGGTGCCGCCGCTAGGCGCACTACCCTGAGCAACAGCGCCGTTGGTGTAAACTGCAACGGTCGCGTTAGCTGCGTTGGCCGTCGTGTTGGCCGCAATGATCTGATTGATCTTGAACACCTTGTTCGAAGACGCCGGATTCGGCAGCAGCACCACGGCGCTTGTTCCGCTCGGGGTGAGGTAAGTCGTCTTGCCGAAAATGCTCGTTACATTGACGATGTTGGGGTTTGCCATGTTTGCTCCTTAGAATCCAAAGATCATCGCCATGGCGATGGATTTGCCAGTGTTGATGCCGCCGAGACCGTTCAAAGCCGCAGAAGCGGAGGTTGCTCCAGTGCCGCCGTTGGCGATAGGCAGGGTGCCTGTGACGCTCGCGGTCAGGCTGACATTGGTGATGGTGTTGCTTGCCCCGCTGATCGTCTTGTTGGTCACCGTGCTGGTGCTGCTGGCCGTCAGGACGTTGGTCGGGGTGATGATGTTGGAAAGGTTTGCCATGTCTTACTCCGGCTGAGTGGGCCACTGCACTGTCCAGGGGAACCCGGCTTGGGAGGGCACATCCCGCAGTGCTTGACGGTACGTTGCCCAGGCAGTGCTGATATTGTCGGCAATGTCCTTGCCCTGCGTCCAGTCTGTTTGCCCGAGTTTTTGGTTGCGATCTGCCCGGACTGCCTTGGCTTGCTCGGCGTCCTTGGCGGCTTTGGCTTCGTCGTCCAAGTCAGCCACGCTGTACTTGGTGAACCACCTACCATCGACCTGTTCCACGCCATCACGGAACGCAACCTGATACCGGGTCGGCTGCGCCTGCGGGCCTTCGAAGACCACATCAGCCCCCAAAGCCTCTAGCACCTCGTCCGTGGTGCGATCCCATGATGGGCCACCGTTGTCCCGCGACCAACGCCGGAGTTCATCCTCCAACATCACTTGGCCAGTGGCCCTGATTCTGATTTCCATGATTGCTCCTTATGCGATGGCAAGGAAGATGTAGGTTCCGCCGTTTGCGTTCAACCCCGCCGGGGCTGCTGCGGTGACTTGGAACCCCACACTGGTGGTGTCAACGTAGTTGGTGCCCGTGACTTCCGCAGCCGTGACATTCAGAAGCAGGTATGGATCGTTGCCGCTGCTGATGCCTCGCGCAGAGTCGTAGACGTACCAGTCACCAGTGCTGTCTGTGCGTTTGATGAGCACGAACCGAGCGCCGCCAGTGAAGCCGCAGTTGACCGTCTGCAACGCGCCGGTGCCGGTGTATGAGCCCACCTTGCTGACGCCTGCGACGGTGGCAAATAAATAAGCGACGTAGGTTGAACCACCACCGTTGACTGCGCTGTCTGCCCCGACAGTGAATACAGAAGATGTTGGCGAAGTGTTGTTCCAAATGTTCAGCAAAGTGAACGCTGATTCATTTGTGAATCTCAATGACCTTGTGTTGCCTAAATTTGCGTTATATACCCACCAATCAGAGCCAGAACTACTCCTGCGTTTCACAATCATCATCTCAGGCACAGCGCCCAAGTTATGTGTCACCGTCGTCGCAGAACCAGTCCCCGTATAGCAAACCGCGTCAAAGAAACCGGGGGCGCGTCGGAATGCCCAGCGAATGTAATTCTCGCCTGGGGTGTTAAACAATCCGCCGCTGGCCCTGTTTGTGTATCCGTTCATCACATTAAATAACGGATAGGACGTCGTGTTGACAACTTCTGCGTTCGTGCCGTTTGTGTACATCAGCCCTTGACCGTTCGCAAGCAAGCGTGCAAACGCAGTGTTGCCGAAACCCCCTGATAAATCCGTCCCCAACATGAGATCAGGCGTTACACCAAGGGAAATGATGTTGCCTGTAGCTCCTGTCCCCGTGTAGACGTTAGGACTAAACACGCTCGTCCCCGTCGTCGGAGTTTTCATCGGGCCGCGACGGATGGCGACGTAGATGAAATTGTCCCCGGGAGTGCCACTTGTTGCCCACTGAAACCCAGTGGCTGTTACGCCTGCGCTATTAAAGTTGAATTGGTCGCCATTGGTGTTTGGGTTCAACCCGGCGGCATTTCCGTAAACAGGGAACCCCCTCATGTTGTCGAGTATCACCCAATTGTCCGCAGAGTTGGCGCGTTTTCTGAGAACCCACTGAGGCTCCCAACCTAAACTGATCGTTTGTGCACCCGACCCAGTGTCTGTGTATGACCCACACGTGATCACATTGTCCGTACCCGTCAGGCCAAAGCCTCCTGCGTCGTGGGCGAAGAGGTAGGCGACGTAGTTCTGCCCGCTGATGTTTGTTTGTTTCGAATTGAAAGGAGGATCAGCGGAAACAATAAAAGTGGTGCTTGTTGGCGTTGTTTCAATGCCAAGAGCGTTATTTCCAGCATTGGTGTCATTTAATTGAAAGTCATACCAGGGAGACGTTCCGTAAGCGGTGTTTCCTCTGTGCCAAACAACCCAGACGCTATTATTGCTGAGCGATTTAATTATGATGCAGCCTGGAACACTCGCTAAATTGTGATTGATGCTTCTGTTTGTTGAGCCGTCCCCCGTATAATTCACAACATCAAAGAACTTCGGCTGCTTGCGGAATGTCCAAGAAGCATAGAGGCTGGCGTCCCAGTTCCAACTTTGAGAGCTACCAAGCCAAAGTGTGAAACCAGAAGTGTTGAAACTATAAATTGGCCCAGATTGGCCGGGGTCTGTTGTATTGCTAATTAAAAGAGGATTGCCTCCCGTGCTTGATTGCAACGCGTTATCACTGCTGCCATTTACCCCGCTGCGTTTTTTAAGCCAAACCAGCCCACCTTTTGTGGCCAAATCGATCCCGTTGGTAATAGTTTGCGCCTGCCCACCACCATTGTTGTTGCCGGTGTAGAGCCACGTCGAGAACACGTCCTCGATGTAGTTGGCAGGACCGGTTTTGGCAAACTCGCCAAACCCTTGCGCGGACGCAGCACCTTTGGTTTCGATCAGCGGCATCGTCTACCCCTTACTTGAACTGAGTCTGCGAGGCCAAGACCGTGAACGTGGCGCTGCCAGTTTTGATGATCGTGTAGACGTAGGCGTCGATGCCGCTTGCGTTGCCCGCTGCGGGAGCAGTGCCACCCTGCCAACGGGTCGTCACACCAGAGGTTGTACCGTCCACCTGAACCGAACTGTTGAAGTACGCAGTCGATCCTTGGGTGACCAAGAAAGCCACCGTCACGCTCTGGCCCGTGGACATGAGCGTGTTCATGCTCGTGCCGCTAGAGCCTCGAAGGTTCACTGTCCAGTTCGCAGAGGCATTGGAGGTATAGAACAGCACCGACTGCGTGGTGACATCGTAAGCAATCGTGCCCGTCGCAGCAGTCGCGGAGATAGTTGCAACTTCAGCCGCGTCACTCAGGACTGCCCCCAGAACGCTAGAAGAGCCCGTCAGGGTCTGCGTGGCGGTGAAGGTCTGTGCCAAGCCCAGAACAGCCAGGGTGCTCGTGGCGTCAGGCAGCGTGAGTGTGCGGCTGGCAGTGAGTGTGGTGGGCGTCAGCGTTGCCCTGAAGGACGAAGAACCGCCCGCGCGCCCGGCAAGAGTGATTCCGTCGTTTGTGGTCGTTCCGGTGCCGAACACCTGACCGCTGCTGTTGTAGAAGGTGTTGGCGCCCGTGAAGTTGTTGTTGCCAGGCTGCGTCGCGGCGTTGCCGCCGTTGCCGCCTATCTGAGCGTATACCTCCCAGGTGGTGCCGTCGTAGACCAACTGGACGCTGACACCATTGATGTCGCAGACCAAGTTCTCGGCCAATCCGCCAATCGTCGAACCGTTGCGGCCAACTGTTAGGTTGTTGGTACCCCAGTTTGACCCCGCATCAGCCACGACAACCTGAGCACCCGTAGCAGGCGTGGCGGGCAGCGTGATTGTGAACGCGCCGCCAGAGGTGTCAGCCAACGCGCCTTGCTTGTCCGTCAGCGTGATCGGTGTGGTCGTGTAGATGTAGGTCAGACCACCGGCAGGCAGGACAGCCGAAGTCCAGGTGGTGCCGTTGGAGGTGAGGACGTTGCCATTGGCGCCCGGAGAGGTGAGCCCCGTGCCGCCCGCTGTAGCCGGCACAGTTTTCCACCCGATCACCTGCACCGCGCTGGCGTTGTCCTTGTAGAACAGCTTGCCGTCGGTGACGTTGATCGCCAACTCACCGTCCGCCAGGTTGCCCGATGTCGGCGCGGCGGACGCTGTGGTGGTGCGATACAGCTGAATTGGGGTGTATCCGGTTTGTGCCATTTCTTACCTCATGATCATATTTTCTTCGAACGCGTCGAAATTAGAAAGTGCCCCCGTCCAGTGCGCTCCAAGACGGCGCACTCGTGCCGTTGGACCGGAGGATTTGGCCGGAGGTGCCATTGGCAATGAAGCTGGTGGCCCCTGCGCCGGTTTGATACGGAATCTGGCTCGCAATTCCGCCCGCCAAATTTGTCGTTGTGGTGGCCGATGTTGCGGAAGTCGCGGTAGCGGCATTGCCGCTGATGTTTATCCCCCAAGTGCCACTCGCTCCGGTGCCGTCCGCCTTGGGCGCGCCAATCGTGTTGTAAGACACCGTGAGCGTAGAAGCGCCGTTGAACGTGCTCCCAGAAACCCCGCCCGCACCACCGTCATTAAAAGTGACCGCATTCGTCACCGAGCCCGCCGTGGTGGCAGAACCGACTGAGAGCGTAGACTGCGCTACGTACCCCGGCGCGGTGCCATTTGAAACGAGCACGTATCCGTTTGCGCCGACAGCCAACCGGTCGAGCGACGTGGTTGTGTTGGCGAAGATGAGGTCACCCACCGCGTAGCCGGTAATCCCGGTGCCGCCGTAAGTCGCGCCGATCGCCGTGGCGTTCCACGTGCCCGTGGTCAGCGTTCCCACCCCGGTGATCCCGGTGTACGAACCGCTCAAGTAGCTCGAGCCGATCGTGCCGGAGGTGATCTGGTTGCCGTTGATCGAGATGGACGCGCTGCCGGCGGCGGTCAATTGCCCTTGCGCGTTGACCGAGAACGTCGCCACGCTGCTGGCCGAGCCGTAGCTGCCGGAAGAAACCCCGGTGTTGGCGATGTTGAAGGTGTACGCGGGAGACTCGGTGAGCCCAGTTCCGGCTGAGTAGGTCAGCGGGGCACCGAACTGCGAGAACACAATTCCCGTCGTCCCGATCGTGATGGGCAGCGGGGTCTGCTGCACCCACGAAGTGTTGGCGTTCGCCGTGCCAGCGGTGATCAGGAAAAAGTCACCCGCATCAATCTGATCAACACCGGAACCCGTCGAATCGAAGTCGGTCGCGCGGGTCAGGATGTACACCGCACCGGCGTTGCCCGTCTGTGTGACCGTGTAGACGCCGTTGTACGCAGCGTTTCCTTCGTTCTTGATCAGAACCCGCTTGCCTACATCCGTCGGGGAGATGAAGGTGTGGCCATCGACGACCAAAGCACCGTTGACGTTCCCAGTCAGGGTTGCCCCAACACCGGAGATGCCGTTGTTGTAGGTGTTCGCCGCAAGAGCCGTGGTCGTTGCGTAGACGCAGGACTGGTGGAAGTTGATGCCAGAGGCGATCGAATCCGCGTAGGTCTTGTTGACGATGTCGTTGCCACTGACCGGAGCCGTGGTGATCGTCCCGGATGTCATCGTCACCGAAGTGAACGTACCCGCAGCAGGGGTCGTCCCGCCGATGGTCGTGCCATCTATAGCGCCACCCGTGATCGCCACAGAAGTGGCGTTCTGGGTGGACATCGTGCCCAAGCCGGTGATGTCGGTGTTCGGAATAGAAGCAACGGCTGAAAAAGCGCTGGTGCCGTTGCCTTTCACGTAGCCGGTCAAGGTGTTCACACCTGTGCCGCCGTTGGCCACCACAAGCGTTCCGCTCAACGTCAATGTGCCAGAGGACGTGATCGGCCCACCCGTGAAGGTCATGCCGGTGGTGCCACCCGACGCGTTCACTGAGGTAACAGTACCGCCGCCGGGCAACGCGCCCCAGATTAGCTGCGAACCGTCCCATTTCAGGAACGTGTCGCTCGCCGTGGGCGCGGCGATGAAGCCCGTGACGCCTGGGGCGGTCTGGTAAGGCACGCGATTGGCCGCGCCGCCGTTCAAATTGGTGGCGCTGCCTGCGTTCAGCGTGGACTGGTTGACCCAGATGTACTCGCCCACCCCGGTGGACTGCAGAACTTGCCCCACAGTGCCCACAGGCCCAACATACAAGCCATCCGCGCCGCACCAGATGATGGCACCGTTGTCCGGCACGATCGACTTGGCGGTGCCGCCGTTGCCGAGCCCGAGGATTCCATCAACTTGGTCGTCTACGGCCAAATTGATGGCGGGGTGACGGTGGTCGGCGCGCGAAATGTCTGTCGAAGAGCCTGCCGCGCCAGCCTGGAACACCGAAAGGGGCGCAGAGTTGCTGAGATTGGCGTTCAGGGTCACGTTGTTGTTCAACGCTCCGCCGCCGTTCAAGCCGGTTCCAGCGATTACTTGGCGACTTTCCGGCACGTACCCGCTGACGGTGGCCGGGATTGTGGTCGCGGCCATCACCCGCCCAGTGGCGTCCACCGTGAGCACCGGGATATTGGTGGCGTCGCCGTAACTACCCGGCGTGACGCCGGAGCTGGCCAGTTGCGAAGTGCCAATGCCGCCCGGAGCGACGCTGAGCGTGACGTTGGAGCTGAGTTGCCCGCCGCCTTGCAACCCTGTGCCCGCGATGACTTGCCGGCTCGTCGGCACACCCGCCACAGACAACAAGTCGCCGACCCGAATTTGGTAGTTGTTGCCTTGGTAGACAATCATCATCAAGCTGTTCTCGTCCGCCACAGGGGCGACGGGCAGCTGGGTGACGCGGGTCGGGATTAGATTGCTCGGTACGTCAGCCATTTATAGCTCCAAGTAGCCTTCACCATCTTCAGTGATGAAGAACTCGTCACCCTGCTCTTGGATCACTCCAGCAGGGCGAGTGTTGATCGGGGTGTCGGGGCGGACGAACGGCAACACGATCTGATCCGGGCGGCGCGGCGCGAGGCGATACGGATCGTACTGGTCCCGGTCGGCTTCGCACACCATCAACCCCGGGTAATTGGGGTCGGGAGCAAGGTCTGACAAAAACATCTTGCGCGAGCAGCGACCGCATATGGCGATGCCATAAGTCGGCTGACCAGACGGGTCAAGGAATTTGCCGCCGCTCATTTGGTGTACGCTCCGATGCCGGGGTTGATCTGGATGGGCGAACCGTCGTTGTCGCCGTCCCAAGCGCGCTGTTGGCTGATGGCGGCGCGCTGTTCCAACACAGGGATCAGCGCCGCGTCCACCGCCGGTGTTTCAGCGGCCACGCGCGCGGCGAGCCCGTTGATGATCGCCTCCTGCCAGCGGTCGGGCATCTCGACTTCTTGCCGAAGGTTCTCCGTGTCCATGATCTGGCGGTGGCGCCACAGCACCAGCTGCGCTTGTTCAGCGGCGACGAACGGCGCGGGCCAAAGGTAAACAATCGGCTCGGGCAAGTCGCGCTGGAAGTAGTAGTTGCTCGGGCGACCCGGGAACACTTTGTTGGACTGGTTCACGTAGCTGTCACGGTTGAGCTGACCCAGCGGGATTTCCTGCGGCAAATTGCCTAACACAATCGCGCTGAAATTGAACGGCTGCGTGGTGGTGATGCGGAAGTAGTTGTAAGGCAACGCCCCGCTAATGTCCGTCCAAACGATTTCGCCCGCCGAGGCGGTTTCGCTCGAAGAGCCCACCGTTGTCCACACAGAGCCGTTTGTGCTCACCTGAAACGTGACGGGCACTGCCGCCGCGCTCCACTTGATCCCGACGGTGTCGACGGTGGTCTGTGTGGTGAAGTTGACCGTGTAGCTCGTCGAGGTGGTCACGTAAGCGCCGCTGAGCAGCTGCAACACGCGATAGTTCAAGTTCAGTATCTCAACCGTCCCCGTCGGCAGCGTGACGAGCGGTTGGTTCTGATACATTGGAAGGATCAGCTTCTGAATGCACCAGCTCGGGGTCTTGATGTTGGCGAGCTCGTTGAGCATGAAGCGCAGCGACTCTAGCGCGTAGGTCTGCATCTCTGCAGTTATCGCTTGCGCAGGCAACCGGCACCGCCTGAAAGCGTGGTCAACCACCTTCAGCGCGTTGGTCGTGGTGCCGCCTATGTTGCCAGAATACGCCATGCTAACTCCGTTCGGTCGTCAGATGGCGCGGCTGTTCACAGCCCGCCCGGTGACAAATTATGCTTGAGTTATGTCCCGAGGACAACTCACTTCTTCTTTTTGCCCACATTGCGTGCTTCACTCAGCGCGATGGCGACGGCTTGCTTGGGGTTTTTGACCATGGGGCCGGTTTTGCTGCCAGAATGCAGCTCTCCAGCCTTGTATTCCGACATGACGCGCTCGACCTTTTTGGCGCCCTTGTCGGACATCAGCCCGCCGGACTTGAATGCGGGCAACATCGGCTCGCGCGGGGCCACCGGGACAGATTTGCGTCGGATGCCGGGGTTTTTGTTGCCTTCGATGCCCAGCCGCGAGTTGTCGCGCAACATGCCGAGCGGCGAGGCGGGGGCTTTCACGCTCTCGCGCTGCACCACTTCGCGCTTTTGCATGGTGGGGGTGGCCATGATTTCCTTGCGCGCCATCGCCGACATGGCGGGCTGCATCTTGCCGCCGCGCGCGAGCTTGGTCATCGGCTTGCCGGGGTGCATGGAACGCTCGTGTTTGTGCACGGCGGTGCGGATCATCGCTTTGTCTTGCGCGATGTCGGCTTTGCCGCCCTCGGCGTAGCATGCTTTGCCGCCCATCGCCATGCCGACCGTCTTCCCTGCGGAAGAGAAGTCGAAGTCCTTGACGTATTTCAGTGACTTGCCCATTTCAGATTCCTTTCGCTCGGTTGCGCTGGGTGCCGACACTACGACACTTGGTTGACAGTCAAAATAATGGCGGGAGCCGCCGGGTACAACGGGCTGGCGCTCGCGGGGTAGGTCACGAGCGAGCCGTGCCCGTCCACCGACAACCACCTCATGGTGACCTTGTCGTTGGCGTTGAGTGACAAGAACACATTGGCCGCCATCAGGGCTGAAGCCGGAGTGGATTCATTCTCACGCGAGGCGATGGTCACTCGGCTGGCGCTGTTGGCCACGTCAACCCCGTTGACGGCAAACCAGATCGTCACCAAGGTTTGCCCCGCTGTTGAATTATTCAACTGACCGCTGAAGGCGAAATTGTACTTGCCCGAGATCGCAACATTGATCTCGCTGTTCGCGGTGTTGAGCGTCACGCCATTGCTCAAGTCTTGTGTGTTCAGCTGCAACAAAGTCGGTGTGTTGGCCACAGCCACCTGTGCCCCGTTGACCGAGGCGCCAGAGTTGTGCGACTTGTTTGGCGACCCGGCAGCGCCGCGAGTGCAGCCTGTGAATGTCGTCGGGGTGATGCCGGTGTAAGTGATCAGCTCGGAATCGATGAAGATCGCGCCAGCAGAAGAAAAACCGCTGGTCGTCACCACCGGAATGGTGGTCTGCACGTTGGTGATGTTGCCGCTCAGCGTGGTGCTGAAGTCGAAGAAGAACGAGCCGTACTGGGTGTTGATGTCCGAAGGATCGAGCAACTCCCACGAAGGAGCGGCAGAAACAGAGCCTGTGCCGGTTTGGCTCAAGAACCTTTTGGTTGCCGTTGTGTTGCCAGCCAGTTTGGCCAGCGTGTTCGCGGCCGAAGCGTAGAGCGTATCACCAAGCGTGTACGAGGTGATGTTGGTGCCGCCCTGGGTGGTCAACACCGGATTGACGTTGAGCACCTGAGCAACATAGTTCGCAGTCGTCACCTGCTTGTTGACGCCGGACTGGACGATTGGGGTGATCTCGGTGCCGTTGAGCGTTGCCGCTGAGGGCATCGCGGAAATCTTCTGGTCAGCCATCAGCAAACCTCCAAGTAGATCTTGCTATCGTCTTCTTGCAAGACGTAGCCGGAACTTTCCATCAAAATGAAGCACGTCTCTGGCGGCACCGGCGGCACCAGGCACGAGTACGTGTCAACGACGCCAGACCCGCCGACGTCGTTGCCGTACCCGTTGTTAGCGTCCGCCACCACACTCAGCGCGCAGCCGGGTGTGGTGGGGGCTTGGTTGGCTACGCCTGAGTAACCGACGTAGCTCATTTACTGAATACCGGCCTGCAGCAACACCAACTGCGCCGTGCCGCCGCCTGAGTTCACCGTCACGCGGATGCCCGTCACCGGGAACGCGTAGTTGCCGTCTGCGTTGGCGCCTAGGGCCGCAATCGTAGGATGCGGGAACCAAGTCGCTGTGCTCGGATTGAACGTGGGCGAATACACATCGTCAAATGTGTGCTGCACGGTGTAGTTGGCGGTGCCGGAAACGATGACCGCAAAGCCCACATTGAACGGGCTCGTGTTCAGGTTCATCGGCGAAACCGCGCTAGACCCAGCGCCCGTTTGGGACAATACGATTCGTCTCATGGTGGCCTCCCCGCTGTTTAAGCCGACACAGCGCCGTTCAGGGCGACGATGTCCCAGCCTGCGGCGGTGTAGACCAGCATGGCGGTGTCGCCCACGTTGGTGAACGTGATGGTCGTGAAGCCGATCTTGGTGGTCGGGGTGAGCACAGCCGAGCCGCCGTCCACCACGTGAGCGATGATCTTGATTTGGCCGAGGGTGCCGTTGGCCAGCGTGAGCGCTTGCGCCGCGCCGGTGGTCGTCAGGCTGGTGAGCATGTCGGTCGTGTTGACCGCGCCCGCGCCGGACAGAGCTTGATTGGTGGCGAAGATGTCGCCAGTGACGTTGCCGGTCACGTTGCCGGTAATGTTGCCGGTGACGGAGCCGATGAACCCGTTGTTGGAAGTTACCGGGCCGGAGAAGGTGGTAGAAGCCATCTCAGTTTCCTCTCATGCGAGAATTTGGCGTTACAGTCTGCATGACGTCAGCCGGGACTGTCTGCAACGCCGGGTGACCCCGGAATTTTGCCCCGCCCGGTTTGCACCGAGCGGGGACTTCAGCGTTAGACGCCAGCGGTACCGTAGATGCCGCGCGGATCAGTCCAACCGAACACATAACGCTCGGTGGCCTTGTAGCGCATGCTGTCGGTCTCGAAGTCGCCTTCCATGCTCTTCTCCAGACCACGGCGCATCATGAGCTTCAGACCTTCGGGAGCGTCGGTCTGAACCCACCATGCGGTGGTCGAGGTGATACGAGACAGGTTGGCTTGACCTTCGGCCAGCAGGCCCATCGACTTCACGGGGTTGATGTCGTTGTCGGCCGTGCCGGTGCGCAGCACAGACTTCAACAGGACTTCAGCCTGGAAGACGTTGGAAGGACCAGCCACGATCTTGCGAGGCGTGAGGCGGATACGCTTGCCGTTGTTGTCAACAGCGTTGCGGATCTGGATCAGCATCTGCTCGAGCGAGGTCTGGCTCAGCGCGGCGGGCGTGTTCAGCTGGTTGCTGAACGTGCCGTTCACGATGGGGTGGCTGGCGGAAACCAGAGCCACGCCGTCGCCGCCGGGGTAGGCAGCGTTGAAAGCGCGGTTCAGGATGTTCGCGCCCAGCGTCTCCTTCGTCTCGATCAGCGACTGGGCCAAGTGCTTGGCATAGGTCTGACCGATACGAATGTGATCGCCGTCCTCCACCAGAACTTTGGTCAGGCTGAAAGCCAGACCGTAGACCTTGTAGAGATAGCGCTGCAGGAACAGCACGCCACCAGACTGGTAGCTGACAGCCATGCCGTCAGGCAGCTCCGGCGCAGCCCCGAAGCCGTACAGGACGGGTTCTTCGTGGTAGTTGCGCGGAATGCCCTTCTGCTCGCGGAACACCATGCTCCACTCGTCAGCCCGCTGGTTGTAAACACCGTCGAACACCTCGTTAAGAATGGGCTCGACTACTGACCGAAAGTCAGTACTACGCATTGGGGTAGCCATGTTTCAGCCCTCCTTATACCGAGTTCACAGCTGCCTTGTAGTGGTGTTCGTTGATGCGAACAGTCACTTGAACATAGGCGTCAGTGAGTGAATCGAAAATGCTGTACGCGAAACCCGTAATCTGGAACTGGCCAGAAGTGGTTTGGATCGCGGTCAGCTGGCAGTTGCTCAGACCGGTTTGGGTCGAGCCACCGGGCGAAGCGACAGTCCAGTCGCACTCCTCGCCCACAGCGCTTTGCACGCTGGTGACGCCGGGCGTGCCCGGGTTGGTGTACTGAACGTCGAACAGCGTTTCCGGATCATCGTACACCCACGCCACGATTTCCGTGCCGGTGGTGCCCGAGGGCCAGAAAGGGCTGATGGTGGGCTTGCCGGTGGCGTCCAGGTACTGGCATCCTGCGAAGATACCCAGCAACGAAATACCGTCGGTGGTGCCGGTGCGGGTACCATCGCTGGTGCCCAGTTGAATCACGCCGTTGTCGGTCAGCTTCACGGGGTCGCCGCTGAAGATGTTGGCACCGTACGTCGACGCGATGGAGTAGGCCTTCGGCCGCATCTGGCCACTGTTGTGGAAAGATGGACGAAAGCCAAAAGGTGCGCTAGTCGAAGACATTGCTTGCTCCTAATGGATTGAACGGGTTGCGTCACGAGAGGTCAAAGAGCGCCTCTCGCTGTTGTCCCATTTCCAGATTGCCTTCGCCCACCTGCAACTTCGACTTGGACGCGCGCGCTTGCTGCTCGAGGAACTCAGCGGTGTCGGTGAGTTTTTCTTCCTCGCGCATGGGCGCGTCGTGGTGTGCCTCGCGCATGTACTTCTCGTACAGCGAAATCGGCAGCTTGAATGCGAGCATCTCGTTCACTCCGATGAACCCCTGCCAGTCGCCCGTCTTGAGCGTGGCATATTCCCAGCCGGGAACGTCTTCCGGCTTCACAGGTTCATACCCGAGTCGGATCCGCATCTGGATCGAGTCGCGTGGATTGGTGGTGGTGAGCCAGCATGTGTGCCAGCCCGGAATCTTCGGCAAGTCCGGCAATGAGGACTGAAAGAACTGCTGACGGAACATTTCAACCCGCTCGTCTTCGGTGATCTCGCGATTCTGTGTCACAGCACGATCTTCCATCGCGCGGCTGTTGCGAGCTTCCCCAGCGGATTTCTTCAGGCGTTCGTCGGTCATGGTATATCGCTCCTTTCAGCGATTAAGCAAATTATGTTTGGTTATGAACGAAAAGGCAACACTCGGTCACGCTTTTTTGTTCAACCGGTCGTATTCGGCATAGCGCTTCACGTAGCGGGCGCGCAACACCGGGTCGTCCCACACACCCATCTCGATGAGCGCTTCCTTGCGGTCGGGGGAGATGTAAACCTCCTTGCGCGTGCTGGTGGGGGCGTGTTCCTTGCCCGAACCCACAGCAGGCCCACCACGCGGGGTGCGCTCTTCGCGGGTTTGCGTCGTAGGCTTGTCTGACGCAAAACGCTCGGGCAGTCGCCGTGCGGCGCGGCGGCGGAGCTCGTCCCAGTAATCCTCGGTGCGGGGGTCGTAGCCGTCTTTGCCGAGCGATTGGTCGATGGCGAGCACGATGGCGCTGTCTTCGTCGCGGCCTTGCGGGTCGTACCAGGGCAGCTCCTTGAGGAATTCCTTGGCGTAGCTCATCGCCAAGTCGTCCACAGCGGGTTGCGCGGCGGGCGGGGTCTGGGCGGCTTGTTGCTTTTGCCACGCGAGTTGCTGGACGCGCTGCATGGCTTGGTCGCGGTAGCGCATGGCCTGAGCGACGTCCTCGCCGTTGCCTGCGGCGACAGCCTTGGCGATCACTTTCTCGGCCATTTCGGCTTCTTGCTGGGCGCGCACGATTTCGGCGTCGAAGCCGCGCAGGTCGGCTTGGTGAGCGCGTTGCTCTTGGGCGCTCATGCGGCGCTCGAGCTCGTCGTTGCGCTTGCGCAGGAAGTCGAGCTCGATCTTGTCGCGCTTGATGGCTTCGTCGCGGCGCTGCTTGCGCTCGAGCTTCTCGAGGCGGCGTCGCTCGCGGATCGCTTCGCGCTCTTTGTCGTCCGAG